GGCGCTCGGCGGGGCGCAGCATACATGCGGCGGTGATCTGCTGAAAAAGGGTGGGGATCATTTCAGGCGCTCAGAACGGGCAATCGTTGAATTCCCAATCGTCGCAGCCCTTGGCGACGAACTCGGGCGGCACGGGGCCGTAGGTCTTGCACGCGCTGCCGTCGAAGCTCCAGCAGGTACGGCACCCCATGTCATCCTGAATGCGTTGCAGCGCCTGCAATTCGCGCTGGCAGTAGCCAATGCGATCCTCAAGGCCGGCGCGCGTGAGATTGCCGGCGGGGTTTGTGTGGGGCGTCATGCGGCCTCCTGAATGGGGAATTGGTAGCCGATCACCTCGGGGTATCGGGCGGACTCGTCGACCTTGATGGCGACGGGCTCGGCAAAAAGCTCTTTCATGGTGTGCCCTCGCTCCTGGTCTTCGCAGATAGGGGAGTCGAGCCAGTCAAGCGCCTGGCTTACCGTTTCAGGGATGCCGATGGAGCTGTGCGGCCGGCGCTTGATCCACCACGCCTCTGCCTTTGCCCGAGCAAAGCCCGTGTGCTCAAAACACACCCACTCCGAAGCGATCACGCGCATGCCGGACCAGTACGTCACCTTCAGGCTGTCCGGTTTGCCGTCCTTCTTGTGGACGCCGTAGGAAACGCGGGTCACGTCATAGGCGTTGATCTTCGGCACGACCTGGTGCGACATCACTGCCGCGTTGCTGGCGTTGCGCGCGGCGGGCGCCTCCGGGGGCGGGAACTCGTAGCCGCAGAACGGGCACGCGCACGCAGCAGCGGGGCGGACCTGCGCGGCGCACTCGGGACACATCCGATAGGGCGCGTCCGCTTCGACCTTCTCTTTCTTTGCGCGGCCCTTGATCGCATCGACGGGGCCAAGGCGCTCGGTCGTGTCGCTGAAGTCCAGCCACAGGCAATCCGCTTTGCCGGGCGCGATCCGCAGCCCGCGGCCGGCGCCCTGGACATAGAGCACCGGGGACTTGGTGGGGCGCAGCCACAGGACGCAATCCACATCGGGAACATCGAACCCGGTCGCCAGCGCCACCACGGTCACGAGGCAGCGCAGCCGGCCGGCGCGGAACGCGGCGATCAGGTCCGCGCGCTCCGCCTTGGGCGTCTCGCCGGTCACGACCGCCGACAGGGCGCCGGCCTGCGTGAGCAGCTCAGAAAGCTGGTTCGCGGTGGCGACCGTGGGCGTGAAGGCAATCCACTTCTTGCGATCGGCCGCGAGCGTCATGGTCTCGGCAACGGCGGCGGGCAGGTAGTTCGATACCCGCTCGTCAAGTTCGTCGAGCTTGTAATCACCCGAGGTCACGCGCACGCCTTCAACATCGATGCGTGTGGCGATCGCGTCGACCGGGCGCACCAGCGGCGCGAGGAACCCGGCGTCGAGCAGTTCCTGCACTGCCACGCGGGCGGCGATGCCGGTGAACAGCGGCGCATCGCCCTCGGTCAGCCACACGCCATTGCCCCGGAACGGGGTGGCGGTGCAGCCGGCAACGCGGAACGTGCAAAGCTGCGCGAGGTCGGCGAGGAACTGCCGATAGCGCCCGGCCTCGGCGCCGCCCGGGTTCACGAGGTGGCATTCGTCGATCAGGACGCACTTGATGTTGCCGAGCCGGTGCGCGTGCTTGTAGATGCTGCCAATGGTCGCGACGATCACATCGGCCATCGCGTCCTTGCGGCCCAGGCTGGCGCTGTAGAAGCCGACCGAAATCCGGGCCGGCAACATCGCGCGCAGCTTCTCGGCGTTCTGCTCGGCCAGCTCCTTCGAGGGCACAAGCACGACCGTGCGCGGGTGATCCTCCGGCCAGGTATCGAAGAGGAGCCGCACCAGCTCGGCAATCACGATCGACTTTCCGGCGCCCGTTGGAAGCTCCAGGATCGGCGCCGCGGTGATGCCCGGGTGCGCGACCCACCAGCCGTAAAGCTGGTCGATCACGCGCTGCTGGTAGGGGCGTAGGTTCATGCCGTTTCCTCGTGCGTCCATTCGCGGTTGCCTTGGCGCTCGGCAAGCTCGATGTTTTCCTGCGTCTGCTGCACAAACACGCCTGACGCCCTGTTTGCATCGCGCAGCATTCGCCTTCCGTCCCTGAACGTCTGCCAATAGAGGTCAGGCGGCGACTCGGCGCACTGCGCTTGAAACGCCTGCCTGAACACATCGATTTCCTCGTTCCCGATCGCCCGCTTGTCCTGCGCCGCGTGCATCTCGGCGCTCGTCCAGTCGGGCTGCGTGAAGTGCTTGCCGGTGGCCTTGTTGATCCATGCCACCGTGTTGGGCGCCTGCCAGTCGAACATCTCGAAGTGCGCCTCGACCAGCGGCGGAATGAAGCGGTGGCAGGGGTGCGCATCGCGCTGGTGCGCGGGCGGAATGTCGCTCCCGTCGTTCAGCGCGCACGTCCACCGCGCATCGCCCTCGCGCTCGGGCGTGGCGTGCGCGCAGGTGTGGCACGAGACCGCCGGCACCGCGCCCGCGTGGCAGACGGCGTGGTGGTCGCAGAACTTGCACTCGTACCAGCTCGGATCATCCGAGAGCCGCGGCGGGGGCGTCTGCGCGAAGATCACGCGCTGCGCCTTCTCGATCAGCGCGGCGGCCTGCTCGGCGTCGTAGCGCAGGCGCTCGACGTAGAGCGCGCTGGTGTCCTTGTTCTCGGCGATGTAGAGCGCGCGGTCACAGCCGTCCTTGCCCCACGCCTCGCGCGTCCAGTGCATGTAGAGCTGCATCTGCGCCGCGTGCAGTGGCTTCGATCGCTCGACGCCCTCTTTCTCCAGCGCGGCGAAGCTCTTCGCGTTGTGCGTCTTGCATTCGACCACGTGCCCGGCCTTCTCGGCCTCGGGCACGCGGCGCGCGAGGCCATCCAGGTGGCCGCGCAGGTGGTGGCCGGTCTCGGGGGCGGTGAAGCCGAATTGCTGCCCGGTGCGCGGATCGCGCTCGTGCACCTCGACGCCGATCGCGCGCAGCTCGCTGATCATGCGCACCTCGGCCAGATGCCCGGCCTCGAAGAGGCGCAGCATGCGGCCCTCGAAGGCGCGCGGGCTGCACCAACGGAAGTCGTACCAAAGCGCGCGCTCGCACGCTTTGCCGATGATCGACGCCCCCAGGTAGCCGCGTGGGGGCTCGTTGCGCTTCGCTTCGTGCATCGCATAGATGCGGCGCACGGTCTCGGATTGCTGGATGGGTAGTTGTGCCATGTCGGTCTCCTTCGGCCTGCGCCCTCGTTGCTCTGAAGGCGCAGGACGCTGGTTACTGCATTCAGCGTACCCAGGGTGCGGCGGCGCGGGCCGGGGCGGCTTGCGGGGGTGGCATGCCAGTGGCAACCGGTGCGGCGGCGCGCGGGGCGGGCTTGCCGTTGCCGGCGGTGGCATAGCCCTTGATGACGTTACTGTTCGTGCCGTCCGTCATGTTCTTCTCGACGCCGACCTTCACTTGCATCGGGATGTCGTGCAGCTCGGCGCTGTCCTGCGGCTGCATCACGCCGACCGCGTGGCAGATGGCGGACAGCGTGCGCTGTGCGATGTCGACCGCGGTGGCGTTCGGGTTGTTGAGGTTCAGGCGATCGAAAAGCTTGCGGCCGCTGTGCTCGCCATCGATGATCTGAAGGGTGAGCTGGAGATATTCGCCGTCGCCGCGCTTGGTGGGCTTCATCGCGCTCTCGGTGATGATGGCGGCGTAGTTGCCGGCGGGAATCGCCTCGAAGGCTGTTGCGGGGGCGACGGTGGTCGCGTTGAAGTTCAGCATTGCCATTTGGGTATCTCCGTTACTGGGTGGGTTGCTCGATCGATTGCTGGAACGCCGACCAGTCGAGCGGCATGGTCGGCGGGAGGCTGTATCGGTTCTTTGCGGTGTAGGCCGGGTTCGGCGCGACATTCAGCACGCGCTCGCCGGTCGTCTTCGCGCGGGTGCGCTTGTTGTTGAAGCCGGCGTCCTCGCTGATGGTCATCGTCTTGAGATTGGCGAAGCCGATCACGTCGCTGAACTCCTCGATCACCGCAGCGGCCTTCTTGTGCATCTTCAGGCCGTGCGAGTCGTAGGCCGGCTGCGTGGGGTCTTCCACGTGTGTGACCTGGCTGTGGGCGATCATCACGACCCACATGTCCTTCTGATCGCGCAGCGCGGTGATGCCGTCGCAGAACATGCGCCAGCGGGTGAGCGCCTCGACGTAGCCTTTGCCGTAGCCTAGGCTTTCGATCGACTCGACCTTGTGTGCCTGGCACACGTCCTGCCAGATCAGCGGCTCAAGCCAATCGAGCGAATCGACGACCAGCGTTTTGAATTCGTGCGCCTCCTGAAACAGCGCGCCGATGGCGGAAAGCACATCGTCGAACGTCGTTGCCAGCGGGAAGTGCGGCACGTCGATCTGGCCGAGGCCGTCTTCGGTTTGCAGCACGATCGGCGCGGGCGCGGACGTGGCGAACGTCGTTTTGCCGACGCCCGCGGGGCCGTAGACCACGACGCGCGGCTTCTTGGTGTTGCGGCCCTTGCGGATCGCGGAAAGGTCGAATGCCATTGCGGGCTCCTTCGGTGGGTAGGTCAGTCGGTGATTGCTTCCACCTTGACCGCCGGCTTGGCGGGCTTGGTGGTGACGTAGCGCAGCGCCTGCGCGGCTTCCTGTTCGTCCAGGCGCTTCAGCGCCGCGTCGCCGTCGCCGTCGCCGTAGCCGGAGCCGTAGCCGGAGCCGTAGCCGTCGCCGGAGCCGTAGCCGTCGCCGGAGCCGTCGCCGTAGCCGTAGCCGTCGCCGTCGCCGGAGCCGTCGCCGTAGCCGTCGCCGTAGCCGTAGCCGGAGCCGTCGCCGTAGCCGTCGCCGTAGCCGTCGCCGTAGCCGTAGCCGGAGCCGTAGCCGTCGCCGGAGCCGTCGCCGTCGCCGTAGCCGTCGCCGTAGCC